CTTACTTAACTGCTAGCTGGAGTTCATTTGAATACAATAAAGAGAAGTGTAAGAGAGATGTTGGTTATATCTTAGATGGTGTAGCAACTGATATCTTATATGGTGGTAACGAAAGAAGTGTAATGAGTGGCGATTTCTATTACAAATATCCTTCAAAGGCAACTTTATTAGGAGATGGAGATGGAGTTGGACAATTAGGACAAACTTTAGATGGTATTATTTACGCAAGTAGAGTAGCTCAAAAAGTTGCACAAAATACACAATTTGTAACAGCATCATTAGCAGTATCGGCATCATTTGATTTATTAAGAAAGAATAAAAACTTTATAGCAGCTGAAACTATTGCTTATGTTAGTTCTTCTTGGAGTGGTGTTTATTATAACGAAGCAAGTTGTTCACGTGATGTAAAATATATCATAGATGCAGCAGCAACTGATGTATTCTATGGCGGAACTGAAAGAGCAGTAACCGCTGGTTCATACTATTTCTTATTCCCATCAAAAGCAACTGTAAAAGGTGTTCCATCTGAAGCAGCACAATTAGACCCAACAATTACAGGTGTAAGATATGCTGGTAAATTGGCAAGCAAGGTTGTAGCAAACCCAGCATTCCAATTACCATCTGCATCATTATTAACAACTGCAAATTTATTGACATTAAATAAAAGTTTAATTCAAAAAGAAACTATAACATTCTTAAGTTCTTCTTGGAGTACTTTACAATACAATGAGACTAGTTGTTCTCGTGACTTAGGATTTATCATAGATGCTATTAGAACTGACTTAGTTTATGGTGGTAATGAAAGAAGTATTGAAGCAGGTTCTTACTATTATAAGATTCCTTCAGTAGCAATTCAACCTTCATATACTGATAATGGTACAATTGGACAAAAAATTCAAACTGTTGATGGTATTGATTTCGCAAGAGGGTTATCTGAGAAAGTTGTAGCAAATACTCTATTAACTTATTTGGCACCTGCTACTAAGAGAAGACAAGCAGCTGAAAGATTAAGAGGTTCTAAAGATGAATTGAAACAAAGAGCAATTGGATATACAAACGGAGCATTCCCTTACTTAGTTTATAACGAAGCAAGTTGTTCTCGTGATACTGGATTGATTGTTGATGCTTGTTGTACTGATTTACTTTACGGAGGTAACGAAAGAGGTATCGCAGCAGCATCATCATACTACACAGGCCAATATGGAAGTGCAATTGCAGTGACTAGAGACCAATTATTGGAAACTTTAGAAACTAATAGATATTTAAGAACAAGAGCAGAGTTTATAGCAGCTGGCGCACCCGTTGAAGCATTTGGTTCATTGATTGTGGCAACTGGTATTGACTATTCTTATAATGGTAGTGGTGTAACATTCAAAGCACTTCCTCCAAATCAGGGTGGTAGTGGTGTTGCAAACCCATTATATGAAATTACGGAATTGGGTGGAGGTAGAATCTACTTTACATCTGGTAACGAAACTGGTGACTTTAGAATTGGTACTGGATTGAGTATTAATCAGGCAACGGGTACTTTGGTGGGTAGAACATTTAGTAAATCTCTATTCTCATTAGTAACTCCGTTCTCATTAGCACTACAAATATAAAAAAGAAAAGAAAAAAATAAAAAGAAATGGCAACAGTATTCGTACCTTTAAATCGGTTTCAGTCAGTAGTAACAGGATTGACTGGAGAACCTGATGAAATATATACAACACCCGATGGCGTATCATCGATTGTATTATCTTGTCAAATTACAAATAATAGTTTAATAACTCAACCTGTTACTATATTTGTAACATCTAATAAAGAAATACCCGTACCTCAATTTGGGGCAATATACAGCGGTAGTTCATTTGTAAGTTCTTCTGTATCATTATTAAATTTTAGTGGAAGTTTTGCTAGTGCATCTATATTACTTAATTCAAATAGACAATTTTTGAGAAAAGAAATAGCAGCATACACATCATACCAAAATAATTTATCCGAAACTCCATATACTTTTATATCTGACTATTTTGAACAAAATACTTTAGATGATGTTGATGCAATAAAATATGACATAGCTAATAATACAACAATTAGAACAAATAAAGCAGCAAAAGCTTATTTTGATAAAAATGGTGTATCTGCAATTGATACAACAGAATATTCTGCATCTATATTTGCATTAGATTACCTAAAAGTATTATCAAATCAAATTATAAAAAACCAATCTGTAACTGGTTCTACCGATTCACCATTATTATTTCAAAGTGGAGTTACACAATCCGTATTAAGTGGATTTACAAATGGAACGCAATCGGGAATATCAGCATCTATATATGTTGTAAATTCTTTAGTAGATATAATTAAAAAAACTATTGAAGCTCCTGTATTGGTAGAGCAAGAAGCTGTAAGATTAGTAACAAACGTAACAATACCGCCAGCAGATTCACTTTCACCGGTGGTTTCTGGTAAATTAGTATTAGAAGAAACATATGGTTTTATAGTATCTGGTTCAACTGATTTGACCGTAGTTCTTTCCTTGTTAGAAAGTGCGAATGAATAACAATAATATCATTGATTGATATTTATAAGGGATTCTCTATATTTATAACAAAGCTGGGAAAGTAACGCATGGCAATAAGTAATTTATTAACAGGAAGGGTAAGAGTAGTATCCCCAAAAAATGTAACCGCAGACAGATATCAGTTTCTTGACCCATCTCAAGCGGAGCCGAATTTTGGTGTACCATCATTTTCAGCCTCTCTTTATGATAATCCAGCTATTCTTGTATCAGATAGTGAAGGAAATAGAGGATTTATACAATTTGCACCAACTGCTAAACAAATAGCATCTGGTTCGGCAACTGCATCAATTTCCCCAAATTTAGGATTACAAGTAAATACAAATACATCAATTCAAGGAAATTTATATGTAAGAGATTCTATATATGCGGAGCAATTAATATTATCCTATATTTCATCATCTGTAATATATTCATCCGGTTCAAATAAATTTGGTGATGATATATCCGATGTACAGCAAATAACTGGTTCTCTAAATATTAGTGGAAGTGTTATAATAACTGGTTCACTTAAAGCACAACAAATAACAGCTTCTATATCTGGTTCATTTACTGGAGATGGTGGTGGTTTATTTAATATTCCTCGTTCGGCATTTAGTGGAGATGCATTTAGAATAGCTAGTGGTAGTGTAACTGCATCGGTAACTCCGGATTATGGTTTCAAAGTTGAATCGGCATTACGTGGTTCTGAATTTACTGGTAGTGTTAGAATAACTGGTAGTATATCAGCATCTTTATTTACTGGAGATGGTGGTGGATTATTTAATTTACCTGCATTAACAGCAACATTAATAGCTAGTGGTTCTACAACGGCATCTATTGCACCAAATACTGGATTTAAAGTTAATACATTTGCACAATTTGATTTTTCAGTATCCGCATCAATGTTTACTGGTAGTGGTAGAGGTTTATTTGATATTCCTAGGTCAGCATTAACACCTGATGCATTAACAGCAACATTAATAGCTAGTGGTAGTGTAACTGCATCAACATCACCTAATTTTGGATTTAAAGTAGAATCAATTAATATTGGTTCACAATTTAGTGGTAGTTTATTTGTAAGTGGTGGATATATTAGAGTTGAAACTGGTTCATTCTTTAGTGGTAGTGGTAAGGGTTTATCCGATATACCTCGTTCAGCACTATCACCCGATGCTTTATTAAGTACTTTAATTACAAGCGGTTCTGTAACAGCATCTGTATCTCCAAATTTTGGATTTATTGTTGTTTCTGTAGATAGTGGTTCTCAATTTACCGGTTCATTATTTGTTAGTGGGGCTAGAGGTATTGAATTAGCATCTGGCTCATCTTATTCAGGTAGTGGTGCTAGATTATTTGATATACCAATTAAAGCATTAAAAGATTTAGACCTTTCAAAAATTGGTAGTGGAAGTGTAACTGCATCCATTAGTCCTGATTATGGACTTAGAGTAAATACATTTTCTACATTTAGTGGAAGTATGATAATATCATCATCTGCTACATATTACGCAACAGAATCATTAAATACTAACTTTAATGTAACTAATGCTAGTACACTTGCATATACATTTGCTGATGCAGCTTTTGGAAATAATCCAACATTAAATTTAGTAAGGGGGTTATCCTATACATTTAATATAAATGCATCAGGTCATCCATTTTATATTAAAACAATAAGTTCAACAGGCACAGGAAATCTTTATAATACTGGAGTAACAAATAATGGAACTGATAATGGAACAATAACATTTGTAGTACCATATGATGCACCAAATACACTTTATTATAATTGCCAATTCCATTTAGCAATGGCGGGCACTATTAATATAGTTGATAGTATCATACAAAGACCGGCTGAATTTAAAATTATAAGTGATACTGAAATTATTGGAACTACAAATATCACAGGTTCGTTAATTGTAGGTAAAGAAGTTGTATTTAAATCAACTGTTACTGCATCAATGTTTAGTGGTAGTGGTAAGGGATTATTTGATATACCTCGTTCTGCATTTACAGGAGATTCAACTAGAATAGCTAGTGGTAGTATAACTGCTTCTGTTGATCCTGATTATGGATTTAGAGTTGAAACTAATAAAACTAATATAAGTGGGTCTGTTGTATATGGTTCTCAATTTACATCATCTGTTGATATAAGTGGAAGCCTTAGAGCAAATATTATTATTTCCAACGAAATCAGTAGTTCTAATATTAGTGGTTCGTTTCAAGGAGATGGTAGTAGATTAACAAATATTATTGTACCACCGCAAGTAGCAACAAAAATTATATCGGGTTCAGTAACGGCATCTGTAGCACCTAATTTGGGATTTGTAGTTACCTCTACTGATTTTGGTTCTACTATTATTGGCGGATTGGGAATTACTGGAAGCTTATTTGTAAGTGGAAATATTTCATTAGGGTCTGGTTCATTTTTTAGTGGTAGTGGTGAAAAATTATTTAATATTCCTAGAACAGCATTAACTCCGGATGCACTATTATCAACATTTATAGCATCTGGTAGTGTAACTGCATCTGTATCTCCTTTATATGGATTTAAAATAGAATCTACTGAAAAGGGTACACAATTTAGTGGAAGCTTGTTTATAAGTGGAGCTGGTGTATTTTTAAATTCGGGTTCATTTAGTGGTAGTGGTAAAAATTTATTTGATATACCGATTTCAGCACTTTCTAATTTAGATACTTCAAAAATATTTAGTGGTAGTGTTACTGCATCGATTTCTCCAAATAAAGGATTTCAAGTCTTTGCAAATACATCAAATTTCTCTGGTTCAATATCTGCATCTGTATTTAGTGGTAGTGGTGCTGGATTATTTGATATTCCTCGTTCTGCATTATCATCGGAAGTATTTAGGATTGTAAGTGGTAGTGTAACCGCATCTGTTTCTCCAAATGATGGATTTAAAGTTGAATCATTAGAAAGTGGCTCTCAATTTACTGGAAGCTTATTTGTAAATTACGGAAATATAAGAGTTGGGACTGGTTCATTTTTTAGTGGCAGTGGTGCTGGTTTAAAAGATATTCCTCGTTCAGCATTAACATTAGATGCATTAATATCTACTGAAATTAAAAGTGGTAGTGTAACTGCTTCTGTATCACCTAATTTTGGATTTAGAGTAATATCAATAGATAGTGGTTCACAATTTAGCGGAAGCTTATTTGTAAGTGGTGGATATATTAGAGTTGAAACTGGTTCGTTTTTTAGTGGTAGCGGTGCTGGATTATCTGATATTCCTGAATCTGCTCTATCATTTAAAATTAATAGAATTGCAAGTGGTTCGGCAACTGCATCTATTAGTCCTGATTATGGACTTAGAGTAAATACATTTTCTACAATTAGTGGAAGTTTTATTGTATCATCATCAGCAAGAGCAATACCTGATTATGAAATAGATAAGGTATTTATTGTTACAAATGATGGTAGTGGTCTATATAATATAAGTAATGCATTAGTAAGTGGTTCAAACCCAACTTTAACTTTAGTTAGAAATCTAAACTATACATTTAATGTAAAAGCAGTAGGACATCCATTCTTAATTAAAACAGTAAATAGTACTGGCCCTAGTAATACATACGATACTTGGGTAACAAATAATGGAGCTGATAATGGAACTATAAATTTTTTAGTTTCTGGTAGTGCACCTAATACACTTTATTATAATTGTCAATTTCACTCATCAATGGCTGGTACTATTAATGTGGTTGATGCATTATATGTTCCTGCTGAAATAAAATTAATTGGAGAAACAAAAGTAATTGGTAATGTTACCGCATCTATGTTTAGTGGTAGCGGTAAAGGTTTGTTTGATATACCTCAATCAGCAATATCTGGGGATACTGTTAGAATTGCTAGTGGTAGTGTAACGGCTTCTGTATCTCCTAATTTTGGATTTAGAGTAGCATCATTTGTAAGTGGTTCTGATTTTAGTGGAAGTATTAGAATAGATTCATCTTCATTCTTATATGCAGTAGGTACTTATTTAAGACAAATTCCTAGAGCAGCATTGACAGAAGATGCATTAGTATCATCAGAAATTAAATCAGGTTCAGTAACCGCATCCGTATCTCCGGATTTTGGATTTAGAGTAACAACTCCATTTACATCTTCAATTGATGAATCTGGTTCGTTTACTACACAAATTGGTTCTAGATTTACTGGTTCAGTTGATATTAGTGGTAGTTTATTTGTAAATGATGTTAGTGGAGCAATTTATATTGGTTCATCTTCATTCATATATGGTACTGGTACTTATTTAAGAAATATTCCTCGTTCAGCATTAACAGAAGATGCACTTATTAGTACTGAAATTAAATCAGGTTCTGTAACAGCATCCGTATCTCCTGTATTTGGATTTAGAGTAATAGCAGCTAATATTTTTAGTGGTTCTAATTTTGGTTCTCAATTCACTGGTTCGGTTGATGTTAGTGGTTCATTAAGAGCATTTAATTTTATAGGAGATGGTTCTCAATTAACAAATGTTCAAGCGACCGCAGCACCATTGATAGCAAGTGGTTCAGCAACGGCATCCGTACAAAGTGGAAATACATTTATAATAACAACTGGAGCAACAGGTTCTGGTTTAGATTATCAAATTGGTACTCTTATAACTGGTAGTGTTGATGTTAGTGGTAGTTTAAAAGCTCAATTTATATTAGGTGATGGTAGATATATTAGTAATGTACAAGCAGCTGCAGCACCTTTCATTGGTAGTGGTTCTGCAACTGCATCGGTTCAAAGTGGAAATTCTTTTGTAGTAACAACTGGAGCAACTGGTTCAGCTATTGGTTCTAGATTTACTGGTTCTATTGATGTAAGTGGTAGTGTTAAAGCATTTTCATTTAGTGGAGATGGTTCTCAATTAACAAACGTACAAGCATCAGCAGCACCATTAATAGCAAGTGGTTCAGCAACTGCATCCGTACAAAGTGGAATACAATTTGTTGTTACAACTAAAGGTACGTTTTCTAGCGTAGGTTCTAATTCTGGTTCTTACTATGGTTCTATATTTACTGGTTCGGTTAATATTAGTGGTTCAATATCAGCATCTCGTTTTGAAGGTGATGGCGGTGGATTGTTCAATATACCTGCATCAGCATTACAAGACCTTCAATTAGATAGAATTCAATCTGGTTCTGGTAAAGCTATAATAAGTCCAAATCAATTAAATGTAAATACAGCTATAACTGCCGCACTTTATATTGGTGATGGTGGTGGATTATTTAATATTCCTGCAAACGCATTACAAGACCTTAAGTTAGATAGAATTCAATCTGGTTCAGCTCAGGGTATAATTTCTCCAAATAAAGGATTTGAGGTAAATACATCTGTTAGAATATTTTCTGGTTCATTAACTGTAAGTGGTTCGGTATTTGTTAGTGGTGGGAATATGGTACTCCAAAGTGGTTCTGCATATGTTGGAGATGGTAGTGGTTTAACAAATATTAGTTTAGCAAATATATCATTTGAAACATTTATATTAAAAAGTGGTTCATTTACTGCATCAATTTCTCCTGATAAAGGATTTATAGTAAACGCATCAGCTAGTATTTGGGGAGATGTATATGTTGGAAATAATCTAAGAGCTAATAAAATAACTGGAAGTACCTCAATATATTCTCCAATAGTAAGTGGAGGTTTATTAGGAACATACGCATATCAGGGAAATGGACCTACGGCAAGTATTGATTATAATATTTTAAGATTTGACCCAACTAGAGGACATTATATTCCACAACCTGAAACATCATTAACTCAAACTGTAGGGTTTAGTAATGTAAGTGATTTGACTGTTATACATAATTTAAATATTTTGTATCCAATAGTTCAGGTATATGCAACTGGTTCGGAAGACCAGATTATGGCTGGTACAATTAAATCGATAGATGCAAATACTATTCAAGTTAAATTTTCTGGATTAACTTCTGGGCATGTTGTAATTGGTAGTGGTGGTTCTTTAATTAGTGGTACAATACAGGGTGATAGAGTTATTGGTTCTGTACTTTCTGCATCATACGCACTCGTTGCAGAAACAGCAAAAAATGTTACCGGATTTGATTCAGCATCATTATCAGCATTGAGTGATATTCAAAATTTAGTTAGAAATTCTCAAACATCGTCAATGGCGGTGTTTAGTGCAGTAAGTTCTTCTTACGCATTAACCGCATCATATGCATTAAACGCAGGAGCTGGTGGTGGTACTGAATTATTTATATACCAAACCAGTTCATTAGTAAAAGCACAAGTAGGAAAAATTCATTTTACTGGTTCTGGTGTTGATGTGACATCATCTGGTTCAAATGGTGTATTGGTAACTATATTAGGTGGTGGGGGCGCATTAGATACAACAAACTTTATACAAAAAACACAAACGGCTTCAATGTTTGTTGGTACTGCATCATTGGCATATACAGCATCTTACGCAATGTTTGCATTATCTTCTGGTAATACTGATACGGCATCTTTTTTACAAATTAATAAAGACCAAACAATAAATGCATCACTTACAATTAGTGGTAGTTTAGGTGTGAGTGGTAGCTTATCAATAAATGCACTTATATCTGGTTCATCCGAAGATGTAGTAGTTTGGAATAGTATAACAAAAAGATTAGAAAAAAGAAATATAGCAGGTGTACAAGGTTCTTCTGGTACAGGAGGTTCTGCTGGTACGGCTGGCTCAGCTGGTTCGACTGGTTCAGCTGGCACATCTGGCACATCGGGAGAAAGTGGTTCATCGGGAACTTCTGGCACAACCGGTTCGGATGGTACATCGGGAACTTCTGGCACAAGTGGTAGTAATGGTTCATCGGGAACTTCTGGCACATCAGGAACAACTGGTTCGGATGGTACATCGGGAACTTCTGGCACAAGCGGCACATCGGGAACTTCTGGCACATCAGGAACAACTGGTTCGGATGGTACATCGGGAACTTCTGGCACATCAGGAACAACTGGTTCGGATGGTACATCGGGAACTTCTGGCACAAGCGGCACATCGGGAACTTCTGGCAGTAGTGGAACAAGCGGCACATCAGGAACTTCTGGCACAAGCGGTACATCAGCAACATCTGGCACATCAGGAACTTCTGGAACAAGCGGAAGTAGTGGGTCATCTGGTACAAGCGGCACAAGTGGTTCGACTGGTAGTAGCGGTACTGCTGGTAGTAGTGGAACAAGCGGCTCATCGGGAACAAGTGGTAGTAGTGGCACATCAGGAACTTCTGGGTCAACGGGTAGTAGTGGTACATCGGGAACTTCTGGGTCAACTGGTACAGGTGGTTCATCCGGTACAAGCGGCACCGCAGGAACATCCGGCTCAACGGGTACGGGTGGAAGTAGTGGCTCATCAGGAACTTCTGGCACAAGCGGAAGTAGTGGAGCAGCAGGTTCATCGGGAACTTCTGGTAGTGGTGGTACGTCTGGAAGTGGAGGTTCATCTGGCACATCTGGCTCATCAGGAACTTCTGGCACATCAGGAACTTCTGGTAGTGATGGTATAAGCGGAACTTCAGGAACTTCAGGAAGTAGTGGCACAAGTGGAAGTAGTGGGACGTCTGGCACAACTGGTTCGGCGGGTACATCAGGAACTTCTGGTTCAACGGGGTCATCGGGTACAACTGGTTCAGCTGGTACATCTGGCAGTAGCGGAACTTCTGGAACAAGCGGTAGTAGTGGCACATCAGGAACTTCTGGGACTACTGGAAGCGCCGGAACTTCTGGCACATCGGGTTCAGATGGTTCGTCTGGTACATCCGGCTCATCAGGAACTTCTGGCACATCGGGAACGTCTGGTAGTGGTGGTACAACGGGCTCAGCGGGAACTTCTGGCACAAGCGGTACAAGTGGTAGTGATGGCACATCAGGAACTTCTGGAACAAATGGTAGTGGTGGTAGTAGTGGTACGAGTGGTATTGGTACTAATGGAACATCAGGAACAAGCGGCACATCAGGAACGAGTGGTAGTGATGGAACTTCTGGCACATCAGGAACTAATGGTAGTAATGGAACTTCTGGCACAAATGGTTCAGCAGGAACTTCTGGAGCAAGCGGCTCTAATGGAACTTCTGGCACAAGCGGCTCTAATGGAACTTCTGGAGCAAGCGGCTCTAATGGAACTTCTGGTACATCGGGAACTTCTGGAATAAGTGGTAGTGATGGCACAAGCGGCACGAGCGGTTCAAATGGTACAAGTGGCACATCGGGAAGTAATGGAACTTCTGGTACAAGCGGCACAAGCGGTACGAGCGGTACTAATGGTAGTGCTGGTACAAGCGGCACATCTGGAAGTAATGGTTCATCGGGAACTTCTGGAAGTAATGGCACATCGGGAACAAGCGGTACATCAGGAACTTCTGGCACAAGTGGAATAAATGGTAGTAATGGTACATCGGGAACTTCTGGACTTGATGGAACATATTTTGGAAGTAGTGGAACTTCTGGCACAAGTGGAAGTAGTGGTACATCGGGAGTAAGTGGTACATCAGGAACTTCTGGATTAAACGGAACTTTCTTTGGTAGTAGTGGTACAAGCGGCACAAGCGGAACTTCTGGCACAAGTGGAATAAATGGTAGTGATGGAACTTCAGGAACTTCTGGACAAAATGGTACATCGGGTACTTCTGGAACTTCTGGATTAAACGGAACTTTCTTTGGTAGTAGTGGAACATCTGGAAGTGGTGGCTCATCAGGAACTTCTGGAGCTGGAACTTCTGGAACATCAGGAACAAGCGGCACATCTGGAACATCGGGCTTAAATGGAACTTTCTTTGGAAGTAGTGGTACGAGTGGTGGTGATGGTACTTCTGGAACTAGTGGAGCTGGAACTTCTGGAACATCAGGAACAAGCGGCACATCGGGAACATCTGGATTGGATGGAACTTTCTTTGGTTCATCGGGAACTTCTGGAAGTGATGGCACATCAGGAACTTCTGGAGCTGGTACATCAGGAACTTCTGGTATGGATGGTACATCAGGTACTAGTGGATTAGATGGAACTTTCTTTGGTAGTAGTGGTACATCTGGAGAAAGTGGTTCATCGGGAACTTCTGGAGAAAGTGGTACATCAGGAACTTCTGGAGTGAGTGGCTCATCAGGAACTTCTGGGACATCGGGATTAGATGGTACGTTATTTGGAAGTAGTGGTACTTCGGGAACATCTGGCACATCAGGCTCAGCTGGCACATCAGGAAGTTCTGGCACATCAGGAACTTCTGGATTAGATGGTACGCTATTTGGAAGTAGTGGTACATCTGGCACATCGGGAACTTCTGGAGTAAGTGGTTCATCGGGAACTTCTGGCACAAGCGGCACATCAGGAACTTCTGGATTGAATGGTACAATGTTTGGTTCATCGGGAACTTCTGGCACATCAGGAACTTCTGGAGTAAGTGGCACATCGGGAACTTCTGGTACAAGTGGCACATCGGGAACTTCTGGTTTAAATGGAACAATGTTTGGAAGTAGTGGTACATCAGGAATAAATGGTTCAACTGGTAATGCTGGTGTAGATGGTACTTCTGGAACTTCTGGTACAAACGCTCCGGGCTTTTCATCGGGAACTTCTGGTACTTCTGGAGTTAGTGGCACTGCTGGAACTTCTGGTACAAACGCACCTGGATATTCTTCTGGCACATCGGGAACTTCTGGACAAACAGGCACAAGCGGTATAAATGGGACAAGTGGTACAAACGCTCCGGGCTTTTCTTCTGGAACATCAGGAACGTCTGGGGCCACAGGAACTTCTGGTACATCTGCGCCTGGAATAACTTCTGGTACATCGGGCTCATCTGGATTTGGATTAACTGGAACAACTGATAATGGTATAATAACTTATAACGCAACACCGGTGGGTGCAAATGTTGAAAGTAATTTAATATTTGATGGTACAACTTTATCTGTAGTAGGAAATATTTCATCTACAACATTTAGAGAAACTTATAATAATTTGGGAACTGGTGGAAGTGTAACATTAGACCTTTCAACGGCAAATAATTTCAGAAGACAATTTAATGGTACTGCAACAATATCATTAGTAAACGCACCAGCATCAAATGCATTCGGATTTACTTTTGTGTCTGTAAACGCAGGAGCATATTCTATTACGTGGCCTGTTAGTGTTAAATGGACTGGTGGTATCGCACCTATATTAACATCATCTGGTACGGATGTATTGACATTCTTTACATTTGATAATGGAACTACATATTATGGATTTGTAGTTGGAAAAAATCTTAGTTAATAATTAAAATTTATGAGTATAGCAAGAAAATTAATACCATCAGATTCAGCACAAGCGTTTCCATTTGTTTTTAAAATAACAACAACATCAGTAAACACGGTATTTACTTGTCCTTTAATAGATTATGGTGGATTAACGCCATCTTTATATATAAATTGGGGAGATAGTAGTTCATCACCTTTAATAACTGCATCTAATTCAGTAAATAGAATTCATACTTATGCTAGTGTGGGTACATATATTGTGACAATAAGTGGTTTTATGCCAGGATTTGCAGTAAATAATAATTCAGCAATTAGAAATCTTATAACAGAATTAGTACAATGGGGAACTGTTGGATTACGAAGTGTAAATTTTTATGGTTGTATAAATTTAACAGCAATACCTGGAAGTGCATCATTAAGTGCAGTAGGTGGATATACTGGTTTAGATGAGGTAGCTACATTTTCTAATTTTATGAATGGTACTAGAATAACATCAATACCTTCGGATATATTTAATTATTCACCAAAAGCAACAACATTTAATAGCACATTTGCATCAATATCAACAATAACATCTATACCAACTGGATTATTTGATAATGTTCCTTTAGTAACTTCATTTGCATCTTGTTTCTTTGCATGCCAAGCATTAACAACAGTACCATTAACATTATTTGACCAAAATATAAATGTGACTAGTTTTTCTGGAACGTTTAGAAATTCTAGAGCAATAACTAATGTTTTACAATTTACATATAATACTGCAGTAACAACTTTTACTAATTTATATAATATGAGTTCTACAACAAATGCTTTAACAGGAACTGCTCCTGAATTGTGGAATAGAATACCTACACCAGCAGGAACATCTGCATTTACAAATTGTACTGGATTAACAAATTATGCATCAATACCTATAAACTTTAAATAATATGTACTTAAGAATTATAAACAATACAATTAATTATCCATATACTATTAATGAATTAAGACTAGCATTTCCAAATGTAAGCCTTCCTGAAATTATTAGTGATGAATCTTTAATAGAATGGGATATGCATGTAGTACAACCAACTCCAATTCCGGTTGACCATACAAAAAATATTACGGAAGGAACTCCTACTTTAATTGATGGGGTTTATTATAAAAGCTGGATAAAAACCGATGCTACCGCAAATGAAATTTCTTATAGAGTAGAAAATCAATGGGAAATAATACGAATTCAACGAAATGAATTATTGGCAGAATGCGATTGGACACAATTAGCAGATATTCCATCTGAAACAAAAGTAATTTGGTCTCAATATAGGCAATCTTTAAGAGATATTACATCTCAAACTAATCCATTTAGTATAACTTGGCCTGTGAAACCTTAAAAGGAAAATAGTTTATATTTATACCTATAACAAAAGTATATAGATATAAATGGTAATACATAGTCCAATATTTTCAGGTTCAATTACACAAGCTTCAAATGCGTACGCAAATTTAAGTGGTTCATTTACTGGGTCCTTTACTGGTTCGTTTAAGGGTACTATTGATGTGTCACAAGCTGCATTTGATTATTTGAATGTAAATCAAAAATTATCTATTACTGGTTCTCAAATAATAACAGGCTCTATATATTTAACGCAAGGTGGATATTTAGTAGACGGTGTAAACGTATTAGATTCGGCAATAGCATTTGCGATAGCATTAGGATAAAAAAATAAAATAAAATGGCAAATACATTTAAAAATAGTATAACAAGTTCAATAGGTACATCTGGTGTTAAAGTTTATGAAACACCAGCAGGAACAGCAGCAACAGTAATTGGTGTAAACGTAGCAAATACAGCAACACAAAATATTTCTGTAAGTGTAATGCTTAGAGATAATGGTGGAAATAAATGTGTATTTTTAGTAAAAAATGCTTTGATTGTACAGGGTAGTTCAAATGTTATGGTAGGCGGAGACCAAAAGGTTGTATTGGAAGCAACAGACTTTATATCAGTTACATCATCATTGGCAGCTTCGGCAGATGTAATTGTTTCGGTATTAGAATTGACATAATAAAAAGATATATTAAATGGCGTTTAACGGTAATAATCCAAATGGTTTAAATCAGACTAGTGTAAATAGTATATCACTTTTTGTAAGTGGTTCTTCTATTTTAAATGCCTCATCTGAATCTGTAAGTGTTGTAGGAAATTTTACTTCATCTGCAGTACAAACAAATATAATTGGAGTAACTAGTGGTTCTTCATTACAAATAAAAGCAAATACACAAATTAGTGGCTCGGCTAATATTTCATCATCAATATCAGCATCTTTATTTAAAGGTGATGGTAGTGGATTATTTAATATAAACGCAGCATCTATTGGTGATTTAGATAGATTAAAATCGGGTTCAGCAACAGCAATAATTTCTCCAAATAGGGGATTGGAAATAAATAATTCAGTAACTATAAGAGATTATCTTATTGTAACTGGTAGTGGTATTTTTAAAGGTGATATAAATGTAGCTGGAAAAATAAATACATTAGAATTATTTACAACATATATTTCATCATCTATAATATACGCAAGTGGTTCATCAAAGTTTGGTGATGCACAAAATGATAAGCAAGAATTTACTGGTAGTGTAGGAATTACTGGTTCATTATCATTCGGAGTAGGTTCTTTATCACCCGATTTATCAAATGATGTATTAGTTTATAATTCTACAACTGGTAAAATTGGTTTTAAAACAGCAGCAGCAACGTCTGGTACATCAGGAACTTCTGGCACATCGGGAACAACTGGTTCAGCCGGCACATCGGGAACTTCTGGAACTTCTGGAACAAGCGGTAGTAGTGGCACATCAGGAACTTCTGGAAGTAGTGGTACATCCGGCTCTACTGGCAGTGCTGGTACATCGGGAACTTCTGGTTCAACAGGTTCATCGGGTACAACTGGGTCAGCTGGAACATCTGGAAGTAGCGGGACTAGTGGAACAAGCGGAAGTAGCGGGACTAGTGGAAGTTCTGGCACATCAGGAACATCTGGCACAAGCGGTTCAACAGGTTCATCTGGCACAACGGGTTCAGCAGGAACTTCTGGTAGTGGTGGTACAACGGGCTCAGCTGGAACTTCTGGCACAAGCGGTAGTAGTGGCACATCGGGAACTTCTGGGTCAGCAGGTACTTCTGGGTCAGCAGGTACTTCTGGCACAAATGCATCAGCAGGTACATCTGGTATAAGTGGTACTGGTGGTTCATCAGGAATTTCAGGAACAAGTGGCTCATCGGGAACTTCTGGAACAAGCGGTAGTGCTGGTAGTGGTGGTATAACTGGAGGTGGTGGTACAAATGGAACATCGGGAACAAGTGGCACATCAGGAACTTCTGGTAGTGCAGGTACATCGGGAAGTAGTGGTTCATCAGGAAGTAGTGGTTCATCTGGTATAAGTGGAGCAGGTGGAGGAAGTGGTACCTCGGGAACAAGTGGTAGTGGTGGCTCATCGGGAACAAGTGGTAGTGGTGGCTCATCGGGAACGTCTGGTACATCAGGAATAAGTGGAGTACAAGGTTCATCCGGTTCGGCTGGTACATCTGGCACATCGGGAAGTACTGGAGCTGGATATGGTAATGTAACATCAACTACATCAGCAACACCGGCATCAACTGGAACAATAACATTAACAACAAATCAGCAAGGTGCATTTATAACTGGAGTTAGAGTAAGAGCTGTAAATACTGTTTCAAACTATTTTGAAGGAACTGTAACTATCACAGGTGGTACATCATTTGCCATAGCAGCTGATTATAATTTAGGTACAACAACTGCATCATCTTGGACAATTAGTATAGCGGGATTAAGAGGAACTTCTGGTTCTGCTGGCTCATCTGGCACAAGCGGTACGTCAGGAACTTCTGGAATAAGTGGAGTACAAGGTTCATCAGGAACTTCTGGGACTAGTGGCTCATCAGGAACTTCTGGAGCAAGTGGTAGTAGTGGAACATCTGGAGCAAGTGGCTCATCAGGAACTTCTGGGACTAGTGGCTCATCAGGAACTTCTGGTGTAAGCGGTAGTAGTGGTACATCCGGAGTAAGCGGTTCAGCTGGAAGTAGTGGTACGAGTGGAAGTAGTGGCACGAGTGGAAGTGGTGGCACATCTGGCACGAGCGGTAGTAGTGGAACATCGGGAACTTCTGGTAGTGGTGGCACAAGTGGCTCATCAGGAACTTCTGGAGCAAGTGGCTCATCAGGAACTTCTGGTACAAGCGGTTCATCAGGAACTTCTGGCACAAGTGGTAGTGGTGGAACGGCAGGTTCTTCTGGCACATCAGGAAGTAGTGGTACAAGTGGCACATCAGGTACACATGGCTCATCAGGAACTTCTGGTACAAGCGGCTCATCAGGAACTTCTGGCACAAGTGGTAGTGGTGGAACGGCAGGTTCTTCTGGCACATCAGGAAGTAGTGGTACAAGTGGCACATCAGGTACACGTGGTACATCAGGTTCTTCTGGATTATTATCATTGACAGGCACAACTACAAATGGTGTAATTACATTAGCAGCAAGTGGAGCACCAAATGCAAATGTAAATGCAAACTTAACTTTTGATGGTACTACATTGGCAGTAACCGGTAACGCTACAATTAGTGGTGACCTTACTGTAAGTGGTACAACAACATATATTAATACAACAACTTTAAATGTAGGTGATAATATCATCACATTAAATGCAGATATAACGGCAGCAACTACACCAACTGAAAATGCTGGCATAGAAGTTAAAAGAGGAACTCAAGCTACAAGACAATTTTATTGGAATGAGAGTGGATTGAGATGGTATCATGATGCAGATACTTATGTAGCTGGTAATATTGGTGGTAGTGGTAATATCGTAATAACTGGTACAATAGATACTGGTATAGGAGCAACTGAGGTTTATTTAATGAATCAAAATGTTAGAACATCAGATAATGTAACGTTTAATCAAATAATATCAACAACTGGAGTATATGCGGCTGGTACATCTGGATTTTATAGTACAACATATGCTAGTAATGTCAGAAATCCAATTTGGAGATTTGGTAACGCTGATGCATATGGTATAAGTTATTTCCAAGGTACAGCAGGTGCATATAGTAATTTAGATACAATTGGTATTCATATGGGAACGGCAACAGCTGCAGGTTCTCAATGGCAATTTAACCAAACAGATAACTCATTTAGGTCATCAGGCCCAATATATGTAAATACGGGAGCTAATGGGGGTGCACTTTATCTATCTGATACTGGGGCAGGTTTATATAGAGATAACACATATGATGTAGTTCTTTTACAAAATAATGCATCTGGTAACCCATTATATATGGCTGGTGCTGGGAATGTTGTTGTTAGCATTGATTCTAATAATAATGAAACTGATAGAAAATTCATAGTAGGTAATAACGCAGTAAAATCAACAAACGAATTATTTTCAGTAAACGAAAGTGGTGCTGGGTATTTTGCTAGTAGTGTTACTATTGCTAATAATGGTTCAAATATTATTATGAATGGTGGTGCTTCTGCAGAAGGTATTACAATGACACCAACTAACTCAACTACATATCCTGTATTCCTTCGTTCTAGAAATCCTGGTAGTGGTGGTGAGGCCTCTCCTTGGATTTATAAAGAAGAATCTACACCTTGGGGTATTTGGCATAACAATCCAATAAACGCAATTGATTTTACTAGAGCACAAACATCTGGTATTGAAAATAATGTTGGTGGTGGTACGAATACTGTAATGTTAAGAATGGATATGGCAAATGGTGATATGACAGCATATCGTTATATGTACGCACAGAGATATTATGATTATAGTGATAATTCATATTATTTAGACCCTAATAGTACATCAATATTATCTGTTGTAAAAACTGGAGGTAATATTTCAACTAGGACTAATAATGGTTCATCTTTATTTGGTATGTTTGTTCCGGATGGTAAATATTTTACTAGAAACTGGAGTGGAGCAGATGGTGGATTTATTTGGCCCGATACAACATATAGAAGTGGATTAAGTGATGCACCTATTGGTGATGTTGCATTTGCTGGTAGTGGTGCGTGGAGTGGACATAGACAATCTGGATGGGTAGCAATTGACCCAACTAAAACTTACAAAGTTTCAGCTTGGATTAGAGCAACGTCTGGTAATCCATATTGTTATCTTTCATTTACGCAAGCAACTTACAATTACGGACAGCCTGATAATGGTGGCTGGGGACAACCTTATTATTGGAATGGCGTTCCACCTGCGTCTTGGACGGAATATACAATGACAATTGGACCAGCTGGATCTGGTGCTGGGTATACTTGGTATGGATATGCAAAATTCATGCAATTAGGTTGGTTACACAATTATCTATATAGTGGATATAGTGGACAGGCTGAAATAGCAGGATTTAAAATTGAAGAAATTGATAACACATTAGCTGCAAATACAACTGTATTGGGAGCTATTTACGCAACTCAATTTATTGATAATAATGATGGTACTTACTTAGCTGACCCTGCAAGTACTTCTAGATTTAGTATATTAACATTAACATCTACTTTAAATATTCCCAATAACGCATTGATTTCTGTTAATAGTGAACCGGATGTATGGGGAGCTAGATTTAGAACAACAACAAGTACAACAAATTTAGGAGCGGCATTAAAAAATATTATTTGGACTGGTGGTGGAGCAACTGAAGGATTTGCTATAAGTGGTGTTGGTACTGGAGGAGCAGCATTTGAAGTAAGAAATGATGGTATAGTATGGGTAAAATCAAGTTTACGAACTCCAGCAGTTTATCAAGATTATTGGTATGATAGTGGTGGTACATTTATAGCTAGAACAGGTAGTGGTAGTGGTACGACAAGACATATAAATCTTTCAAATTCCACAACTGACCCATCACAAGCATCAACAGATAGTGGTATTACTTGGGGACAGAGAAGTGATTCGCAACCATATTATATGATTCATGTTAGAAACTATAACAATGGATATTATTCTGGTAATCACTTACAATTAGCATGGCATACTGGTGTTGATATTGGCGCAGCATCTCAATATGGTGGAACTAGATTTTTTAATAACTCACCATTTACAGGAACTGAAATTGGTTCATTTGGTAAGAGTGATAATTATCTAAGAGCAGACTATGGTGTTTTGGCACCAAGATATTATGATATATCTAATACTGGATACTATTTTGATGGACTTGATGGTACTAATTTACAATACCTTAATGTTAATGGAAATTGGGGTAGTAATCCATTTGGTTCATCTCATGCACAACTTGTTATTACTGGTACTTACGCTTCTATATATCAAACATCAACTAATGGTAACTTAGGATATATGTTACAACACATAGCTACCGATGGGGCATGGTATTTGTATGGTGGTAGAGGTGCTGTTAATGGAAGTAGCTGGGATTGGTCACAAAGAAACTATCCAAATCAAGATGGTTCATATGTAGAATTTAATACAAGTGCTAGAGCACCAATTTTCTATGATAGAAATAATACTGCATATTATGTAAATCCGGATGGATTCAGTAACTTCGGACAATCAAATGGACAAGTTGTAACTATTACAAAAACAGGTTCAGCACCTGGTAATAATAGTACTATGTTGGTAACAAATAGTTATGGTAACCACTCTTGGGGTATAACTGGAGAATTCCGTATTGAAGCAAATGGCGGTACTGATAGACCTTCTATTTTATTCTCTAATGGATATGATAGTAATACTTGGTCTTGTGGATATGGATACGCAGACTCATCATATTTCAGAATTAATCATGACCACGGACATAGAAATGGTTCTTGGGGTACTACTGACTTCTATGTTGATAGAAGTGGTAACTCATATTCAAATGGTAGTTCAAGAGCACCAATATTTTACGACCAAAATAACACCGCATATTGGTTAGACCCTAACGCTACATTTAATTTAAATTTGAATGGGGCTGGTGTAACTTTTACCGGAGATACTTCTGGTATTCACGTCTTAAACGCTGAAGGTGTTAGTTCTAATGTAAGAGTTGGGGCAGCATGGGGAAGACCTGGTGTTTATAATAATCCATATTTTTGTATAGGAGCTGAATCATTTATTGAATTCCGTATCGGTAATGTGCAAAATGGTTTTGTACAAAGTAGCTATTTAGAAATGGCCGGTTCTGTTAGAGGACCAATATTCTATGATAGTAATAATACTGGATTTTTTGTAGACCCTAATGGTAGTAGTAGAACTAACGAATTTTTAGGTTACAAAGTACGTGGTGATACAAATGGTATATATACTGATAATAGTGGTTGGTGGACGCATGACCCTTATGGACAAGGATGGGGCAAACCACATGGTTCGTTCCGTTCGTTAGAGGTATCAACTTCTGGTAACTTCTCTACTGAACCTGCTATGTTCCGTATTCATCAATGGGGTAGTGGTTCTTGTGAGTGGTATAAACCTCAAGGTACTACTGTTTACTTAAGAGAAACTCCTGGCGGTGGTGGTTCTTGGTTTACTAGACATGTAATTGAAAGATATACGGAAAACACAGAAAGTTTTAGAGCACCAATATTCTATGATACCAATAATACTGGATATTATATAGACCCTAACGGATTTACCGAAATATATGGTGGATTGAGAATGAGTGGAGCTCATGGTAATACTACTTCTAGACTTAGATTATTACCTGGAAACAACGGAGCTGGTACTGGATTATGTCAATTGCAAATGTGGGTTTCTGAACCTGGTAACACTTGGGATTGGGGAGGATTTGGATTTAATGTGGATAACACATACCATGATGGTTCTGGACCTTATTACTTTAGTAGACCAAACACATCATTTGGGTCATCATACTTCAGATTTAGTACAGCAGGAAATCTTTACTTAAACACTATGAATAGTAGTGGTTCTAACTGGAGAGTAATGGAGTGGTATACTGGTGGTACGGTTTATGCTAACGATTATTTAACTGGAGGTAACTCATTAAGAGCACCAATATTTTACGATAGTAATAATACAGCATATTATACTGACCCAACTGGATATTCTCAAATGAGTAGTGGTGAATTCAACAACTATGTAAGAGTAGCTCGTATAGATTTTATTGGAACGGGTGGTAACTCTGGGCAAGGTACAAATGCATATAATATATTCCAAGAAGGTGGTGGATGGAGTTATCCGTATCCGGATTTAAGAATTGCATATCATACTGGTATTAAATTAGGAGCAAACGCTGGTTCTTATGAAGGAACAAGAGTTTATTCCGATTACGATATGAGTGATTTGTGTATTCAATTAGCAGGTTCATCAAATTATTCATTTAAGTATAAGTGGATGTATGTGGCAGATGTTGGATTCTACACAGGCACAAATAGTGCACATTGGTATCCAAATAACTCCACATATGGAACTTGGAGAATGGATGGATATAAAAACTCATACACAGGTATTTTACAAGACGTAGGTAATACTCCTGTTACCGGTATGTTTGATACTGGTGGTAATGGTGGTTGTTATTATCAATCTGGTAGATGGATGTTCTATCACTATTTTCCATATAACTGTACGGGTGTAAATACTTCTTCAACATCACCTTCATATGGTATGTATGTATCTGGTGGTATATATTCAACAGGTAATATAGTAGCTTATTCTGATGCTAGAAAGAAAACTAATATTGTAACAATTGAATCTGCATTAGAAAAAATTCTTAAATTGAGAGGTGTTTATTACAATAGAATAATGGATGAAGCTGCAAACATTACAACTGAAATGGCAGAAAAAAGACAAACAGGATTAATAGCTCAGGAAACTGTGGATATATTTCCAGAAGTTGTTACCTATGATGATGTAAATGATGAATTTGGTATTTCTTACGGAAGTTTTGCAGGATTATTTATTGAAGGATTTAAAGAACAAAATGAAATAATAAAAAAGCAATCAGAAGAAATTAAAGAATTGAAAGAAATTTTAAATAAATTAATATTTAATAATAAAGAATAAATTATGGCACTTTTAAAAGATTACGAAATACCAGGAACTGGTGTTGTTATTGAAAACGCATATCACGTTGTTACTGATATAAAGGTAGAAAAAAGAATGCAGGATACGCCCGCACCTCCAGACCCAACAAGACCTAATGGAATTACATTTGGAGCAAATTCCCCAGAAACAGCAGTTTATTGGAAATCTGGATATACTGCTGAAATTGGTGTAACTATTTGGAAAGATAAATCTTCTAGAGAATTGGGTTCAAAACCAATTGGATTTATAGGAAAAAATCCAGCTGATAATAAATATGGAGCAAGTATTGGTACTGCTGGTATGGACCATAGATGTATATTTCTTTTGGAAGTACCATCTGAATTAGACCATATGGCACAAACATATAGACATTTATTAACTACTGATTATTATAGTGGTTCATTGGAAGTTTAAAAAATAAAATAGATATATTTATACAATATAAAAAACAAATATTATGGGATTAACATATAAATGGGAATTAGTAGGATTAAAAAAACAAAACAGTGAAAATTTTGAAAATATTGTTGTTGGTACTAATTGGAAATTAACTGGTACTGATACTGATGGTAATTTCGGAGTTTTTAATGGTGCAACACCGTTCAAACCTCAAGACCTTAATGGTGATGGGTTTGTTGATTACCAAGACCTTACTGAAAATTTAGTATTAGGATGGGTTAAAAATGTAGTTAGTGGTTCTACTGAAACTAATTATATGGGTCATATAAACGGACAAATTCAAAAAGAAATAGACCATAAGAAATACGCTAGAATTGAAGTGACTACTATGGATTTACCTTGGTCTCCAACATCTGGAAGTACTTCATATCCAACAACGTCTGGTTCTGTTCCGGGTTATTAATTAACTAAAACAAAATTATAAATGTTCAAAGTGCAGATTTAATAATAAATTTGTGTTTTGGACATTTTCTTTATATTTATATGAGTATTAATGTAAGTAATTACTAATACGCAATTAAAACACAAATAGAAGAAACAAAATGTCAGAAAGAATCGTATCACCCGGCGTTTTCACAAGAGAAAATGATTTATCCTTTTTAACACAAGGAATTGGAGAAATTGGAGCAGCAATTATAGGACCTTTTAAGCAAGGACCTGCATTTATTCCAACAATTATAAGAACACAATCAGAATTTGAAGATACCTTTGGTACTCCTGATGGAACTTATTATAGTGAGTACGCAGTACAAAACTATTTAAGAGAAGCAGGTCAAGTAACTGTGGTAAGAGTAGGTGGTGTTGGTGGTTACCAACAAATAGCTCCTTTAGCAATATTTGCTTCTGGTTCATCTACTCAATCAGTAGGTACTAAATTAATTGGTGTATTACACTCAACTAAAGTAGGAGATGAAAAAGTTGGTTTTACTGGAGCAAGTGTAGTTAGTGATTCTAATGCAGATGGTTCATTTGTAATCAACTCATTAACTGCTGGGGTAAATGTATCGGCATCAATATTACCATCAGCAACAAACGATTTAGCAGATGTATTTGGTGAATCTCCATTTGGAGCTAAATCAGCATATGCATATTCATACTTTGAAAGTGTGGCGGGATACTATACTGGTTCTGCTGGGAATAATATTGTAATAACTAGAGTGGTATTACCAACTCAGGACTTTGCATATAATACAACTGCAGCAGAAACACCAATAGTTAAATCTCAATTGATTAGTGGTGAAAGATACGATTTATTTAATTTTGTAACTTTAGGACATGGTGATGTTTATAACACAAAATACAAAGTTGGTATTTCTAATGTAAAAGCAGCTGGTGAAGATGGAGCAACTGATTATTCAACTTTTACTGTAACAATTCGTTCATATAGTGATACTGATAAGAGAAAGAGTGTAATAGAAACATTTAATAATGTAAACTTAGATGCAGCATCTCCTAACTATATAGCTAGAAGAATTGGTGATAGATATAATACAATTGATTCTGATGGTAAAATAACTGAAAATGGTGATTACTCAAACAAATCAAAATATGTAAGAGTAGTTGTATCAGCAGCAGGTTCATTCCCAATATCAGCAGCACCATTTGGACATGGAGCATATACAAATCCAATTACAGCAACGAATAATGCAGAATCACTTTTAATACCTGCAGTAACATATCAAACTAATTCTACTGGTAACTCATCATCATCCCCAATTTATTTTAGTGGATTTGATTTTGAAACAACTGGTGTTAGTATGGATAACAAACAATATCTAAAAGCAATACCAACTGGAGCTCAAACGGGTTCAAATACAACATTTGCATTTGATTCACAATTATCATATGTAATGACCGGTTCGGCATCAACTGATATGGTTAAAAGACAATTTGTATTAGCATTCCAAGAAGGTTTTGATGGTATGAATCCAACTGTAACTAAAGCTAAAGCTGGTGATACTGATTGGGGTAATGCAAATACGCAAGGATTTAATTGCGCAACTTCAACATCATCTGGTTCAGTAGCATATACTAAAGCAATCAACGCAGTATCTAACCCTGATGAGTGGGATATCAATATGGTAGTAACACCGGGTATTGTAAGAAGTTTACACCCTGCAATTGTAACAAAAGCAATTGATATGGTTGAAAGTAGACAAGATGCATTTTATATAGCTGACTTCAATGATTTTGATGATACGATAACTGAAGCAACTGACCAAGCAAACGCAGTTGATTCTAACTATGTAGCAACTTACTATCCTTGGGTTAAGACAATAGATACAAACACAAACAAATTGATGAGTGTTCCACCATCAGTATTAATGCCCGCTGTTTTCGCAGCTAACGATAGATTAGCAGCAGAATGGTTCGCACCTGCTGGTTTGAATAGAGGTGGTATCACTGGAGCAGTTAGTGTTTTAAATAGATTAACACATTCTGAAAGAGATACTCTATATGAGAACAAAGTAAACCCAATCGCAGCATTCCCTGGACAAGGTATTGTAGCATTTGGACAGAAAACATTGCAAGATAAGGCATCAGCTTTAGATAGAATCAATGTTAGAAGATTACTTATTGTTCTTAAGAAGTTTGTAGCATCTACATCTCGTTATTTAGTGTTTGAACAAAATACATCTACAACTCGTAATAGATTCTTAAACACTGTGAACCCTTACTTAGAGGCAGTTCAACAAAGACAAGGTTTATACGCTTTCAGAGTTGTAATGGATGAAAGTAATAACACACCTGATGTAATTGATAGAAATATATTAGCAGGACAAATTTTCTTACAACCGGCTAAGACGGCGGAATTTATCGTAATAGATTTCAACATCTTACCAACTGGAGCAAGTTTCTCAGCATAATATAGAAAAACAAAAAGTGGATATTTATTAATATAAAATAAAAAGAATAAAATGGCAGAAATATTAGAGTTTGATAAGATGTTCTATACGAACTTCGAACCAAAAATGAAAAACAGATACATCTTAGAGTGGGATGGTGTACCTGGATATATGGTTAAAGCAGCAGCAAGACCTTCAATTCAATTTGAAACAATCACTTTAGACCATATCAACATTAAAAGAAAGTTGCAAGGTAAAGGTGAGTGGCAAGATATTACAATTACTCTTTATGACCCAATTGTACCATCGGCTGCACAATCAGTAATGGAGTGGATTAGATTGGGACATGAATCAATCACTGGTAGACGTGGATACGCAGATTTTTATAAGAAAGATTTGGATTTCTATATGTTAGGTCCAGTTGGCGATAAAATTGAACAGTGGAAAATTAAAGGTGCATTCATTCAGCAAGCAAACTTTGGTGATGTATCATTTGATTCTAACGAACCTGCAACAATTGAATTAACATTATCTTACGATTACGCTATTCTTGAATACTAATCTAAAAATAACAAAAATAAGGGGATTTCAAAAGAATCCCCTTTTTTATGCTTTCTAATTTTTTAAAAACTATGTATTTATATATACAAACTTAAAACAAAGTAAAGTTATGACAGAAAAAACATATGATTTTCCAACGGAGGTATTAGATTTACCATCAGGAGGAAAGATTTATCCAAAAGAGAGTCCTCTTTCATCTGGACAAATTACTATAAAGTATATGACCGCAAAAGAGGAAGATATACTTGCATCAACAAATTTAATTAGAAAAGGAATAGTATTAGATAAACTATTTGAATCTATTATTGTTGATAATGTAAATCCAAATGATATTATAATTGGTGACAAAAACGCTATAGTACTTGCAACTAGATTGTTAGGATACGGAGCAGATTACCCAATTAGTTTTTACTCACAAAAAACAGGTGAGCAAATTGATGCTGTTGTTGACTTATCAAAAGTACAAACAAAGGAAGTAGATACATCTATTTTTAACAACAAAAATGAATTTGAATTTACATTACCTTCAAATGGTAAGAAAATAACATTCAAATTACTTACACATGGTGATGAGTTGGCAATTCAAAAAGATATAGATGCTTTGGAAAAATTAAACAAAGATTCATCGTTTGAAATTACTACTAGATTACGTCACATGATTAAAAGTGTAGATGGTAATAACGATATATCAGCAATATCTAAATTTGTTAATGGTATGTTAGCAAAAGATAGTAAGGCTTTAAGAAATTACATAAAATCCATATCACCTGATGTTGATATGGTATTCACCCACATCCATGAAGATGGAGAAACCGAGGTAGTTCCCATTACGATGGGAGTTGGGTTTTTTTGGCCTTCCGAAAAATCATAGTTTAAATCTTCACACTCAAATATTTGAGATGGTGAATTATGGAAATGGGTTTACGGTAATGGATTTGTATAAAATGCCAACCCATCTTAGAAATTTCTACTACAATAAATTAGTAGATGCTAAGAAAAAAGAGAATGAGCAAGTAGAAACAGCAAATAAAGCATCTAAAGTTAGGATTAAGAGGTAATTTCCCCTAAATCCTAACTTTTTTGTTTATAAGATATTTATAGATAATAACTTAAACAAATACATATATGGCAAAGAAATATAAAATATCAAGAAAAAATTTAAATGAATTTTTCAGTTTTTTTGGTAAAAAACAAACACCAGCAGAAATACGCAAAGTTATAGATAATGACCCAATTTTAAAAAAACTAGATAAAGATATTGGAGATATTAATGATAAAGCTGGAGAAAGAATGAAAAAAACATTAGCACCGTCAACATTAGCTATATTAAAAAAATATGGTCTTTATTAAAATATAATTACATTTATAAAAAATGGCATCATCTAAAGGTACAATTGACGAAGTAAAATATAAAAATTTTCCTGAAATTATTAGGCAATTACAAATAATAAAAGATTTGGAGGCTGAGATTGCTGCAGAGCAACAAAAGAAAAAAACAGCAAGTAAAGACGAAAAGAGACAAATAGATAATATTATAGAATCTAAGAAAAAAGCGTTTAAGGATGAAAGACGTACGCTTGGGTTTTTAAAAAATGAAAAAAATAAATTAATTGAGTTAGATAAACAAACTTTAAATTTTTCCAAAAGTTTTGCACGATATAGTAAAGAAGTAAAAGATAATTTAACAGGAACATCTGTCGGAGCTAGAGCATATTCTTCTCTTAATGTTGAAATTATAAAAGAACAACTCAGACAAAAAGATTTATCTGGAGAGGAATTGGAAGCGTCTGTTGAAAGAGTAGCAAAATTAACCGAAATATCAGATGCGACTAAAGAACAAGCGGAAGCAGCAGCGAAGGCTAAAGGAGAGGCCATTTTTCAAAATAAATTTGCATTAAAAAGAAAAGAATTAGAAGAAGATAGATTACTTTATACAGAAGAACAATATAAAGCAGCACTTGATAATCTTCATATAGAAGAATCATTATATCATAAAGAAGAAAGATTAAACGAATTAAAAGAAGCACAAAACGAATTATATAATGAAGCACCAGAATCATTAAAAAGTGCAATTGATTTTACTAAAAAATTAGGAAAAGCAATGTTGAATGGTCCTGCAGTGGCCATCTTATTAGTAGGAGCGGCTTTACTAGCTGGTCTTGAATCATTTAAGGAATTAGATAAGGCAAGTGAAGATTATAGGAAGACTTCCGGAATGACTGTTAAGCAAACAGAGCATCTTGCACACCAAGCACACGAAATTGAAGTTGCGTATAGAGGAGCTGGTGTAGAATTAAAACATATATTTGATGTAAGTAATGATTTAGCAAACGTTTTTGGTGATATGACTCACTTTTCAACTGCAACATACGCAGCATTGGGTGGGATACAAGCTAGAACTGGGGTAACATCGGAAACTGCAGCTAAAGTACAGGGTGTGTTTGAGCAAGTAGCTGGACTTAGTGGTGAAACCTCCGCAAACTTACAACAACAAATTGCATCATTGGCTCAGCAAGGTAAAGTATCTCCTAAAGAGGTATTGGAAGATATTGCTGATAATGCAGAAGCAACCTCTACATTTTTTAAAGGAGATGTTACTGCACTTAAAAATCAAGTAATACAAGCGCATCAGTTAGGTACAACATTAACTAAAGTTGCAAAAACAGCAGAGGAATTATTAAATTTTGAAAGTGGTATTGAAGATGAATTAGTAGCAGCAACATTTGTTGGCGGACAATTCAATTTATCTACCGCTAGAGGTTTAGCATATGCCGGTAAGACGGTAGAAGCACAAGAAGAAATCCTAAATCAATTAAATCAGGGAATTGGATTTAAAAACCAAGACATATTTGCACAAAAAGCATTAGCAAAAGCAGCTGGTATGAGTATTGAAGATATTAATAAGCAATTATTAATGAAAGAAAAACTTGCTCATTTAACTGGTGAAGATAAGAAAAATGCAGAAGCGGCTATTTCTGCTGGATTAGATGTAAAAGATTTAAATGATGAACAACTTAAGCAAAAAACTGATGAGTTTATTCAAGGACAAAAGATAACGGGGCAATTGACTGATATGGAAAATAGTTTTAAAGGTATAGTTGCTACAGTAGGTGGAGCATTAGTACCTATATTTACAGCATTAGGGCCTATATTAGAAGTAGTACTCGCACCTGTTAAATTTTTAGCATCTATTATTAGTGAAATACTTAACAATATGTATATCTTATTACCATTAGTGGGTACGTTGGCTCTATACTTTGGAACAGTTGCACTTGAAGCAGCTGGGACAGCTTCTACTATGTTGGTTGGTGCAATTGGTGGTATATTTGAATCATTATCAAAAATTCCATTTGGATTAGGTTTGATTGGTGCTGGTGCAATAGTTGCTGGAATGCTGAGTATGGCTACAAAAGCAAAACATGTAGGTGATTTAAAAATGCCTGCTGGTGAAGGTCCAACTGTAACAACCGCAGAAGGTGCTATATACAAAGGAACTAAAAACGATGATGTTGCTATGGCACCTGGCATAACATCTAAATTGGATGAAGCATCTAAAGCGGGAAAAGTGGGAGCTGTAACACCTTTTGGTGGAGTAGCTACATCACATGCAATTAATATATTAGTAGATGAGATGAAACAAATGAGAAAAGATATGGCAAATAAATCAAATGATGTATATATGGATGGTTCAAAGGTTACAGCAAATATAGCAAGTAATGTAAGTAAAGGTACTAGAAATAACTTTGCATTAGGACAAGCATAATAATATAAGATGCCAACGATAGAAGAATTATTTAGAAGTAAAAAATTAAGCAGTGGTATTACCGCTGAGCAACAATATGCTGTCCGTAATAGTAAAGATAATGAATTAACATCAGCAGCTGGTTTAATGAGATTACCTTTTAAAGCAGCAACAGCAATTAGAAGAAAAGCATCAATTGTTGGTAAAGAAACTTTAATAGAAGAAGAAACAACAGGATTGAGAATAATAAGTAAATTATCTTCACCAATTATATATGGTACTAAAATAGCAAGATTCACATTACAACAAAGTGATGATGTTGAGGAAATGAAAAGTGCAAATAATGTATCAGCTGGTAATGGTGGATTGTTAGGCGGTTTGGTAAATTCAGTTAGGGGAGCAATCAATTCAGTAAAATCAGTATTGGGTGTTCCGCAAAATATAACACCAACTAAAATATATTTAAATAAAACAGAATTTAATAACAAATCTATTCCTTCGTATAAAACAAGGATAGTATTAGATAAAATTAAAAAAAATGCAGCTGGAAGTCTATTAGGTAAATTTATATCTCAAAATATAAATGGTACTACTGGCCAAATAGGAGATAATATACCTGGTGCAGCTGCAGAAGCAGGTAAAAAAGCATTAAAAAATTTACTATTAGGTAGTGGTAATTCTGGACAAATAAATTTAGCAAAAAATCAAGGTAATAGTTATGGTATTTATGCTTCGGTTAGATGGGGAGATAAAATTCGGTTAGATGAATTTTTCTTATTTGCTTCAAATCCAATGCAATCTTCTAGTACTAGAGAAAATTTGTATTCTAATTCAAAAAAACGTAGAGATGATAACATATATGATAGAAATGATTTATCAACCTCATGGACAGTAATTCAAGATGATGGAAGATTTCCTGAAAAAACAGATATATTAAAAAAACAGGGAGATGGTGTATATACAAAAGTTCAAAAGAAAAGATTTAATCAATATTCATTACAAGCAAAGTTAGGATTGCCAACAAACGAAACTGATAATGGGCATCAAACATATGGTAAAAATATAGATAAATTAAATACATTAATTACATACCAACCTGATAAAGATGGAATTGGTACTGATGAGGGAACTTTTAAATCATATGATGATTTAGATTTTGTTGCATTAAAATTTTATTCAATAGCAAAAGATAGAACCGTACAATTTAGAGCAACAATTACTGGATTAACTGAGACATATTCACCATCTTGGGATTCTCAAAAATTTATAGGAAATCCATTTAATTTTTATACATACAGTGGAATTGAAAGAAGTGTACAATTTAATTTTAAAGTATATTCATTATCAGTAGAAGAACATATAGCTGCATGGAAACGATTAAATTTTTTATCATCATTAGTATATCCAACATATGGTGGTAGTGGCGGTGTTTATACAATTCCTCCATTTTTAAAATTTACTTTAGGTAATATGTTTAAGCATAAAGAATGTTTTATTGATTCTTTAATTTATACAATAGATGATAATAATGTTTGGGAAACTGGAATACCATTTGTAGCATTAAGCGATAATGGTGTTAATGTAGCTGAGAAAAAATCTACGGCAGCAAATTATAAATTACCTACTATTATTGATGTTGGTATCACATTAAAATTTGTTGAAAGTAAATCAAGCACAAACGAATTAACTACAACACATTATGGATATAGTAATAGTCCGGCAGGAAAAGTTATTGTAGGAGAACCAGTATCCACACCACCACCACCAAATACACTACAAGATGTAACTGTGGTTAGTTCTAAAAAATTAAAAACAATGGGTAATGGTGTTATAGCGAATGCAAATAATATAGCAGCTGCAAGTAAAGCATCGGCGGATAAGTTATTAAATATGAAATTATCAGATAAAATATCACTACAAGCAAAAATGGCGCCAGAACCAATAAATTTAAATGGTGGTACTGGGACAAAGCAGTATTTTATAAAAGATGAGTATGGACAAACTAAACAAGTTACTCAAAAGGAATTGGAATCAGAAGCTGGTATTACTAATAATGCATTGGGTAACGCAGCAGTAATAAATCAATTTTAATAAATTATGATAAGTAGATACGATAATAATCAAATTAAAAAAACAATTGATGGTAGGGAAGTATATAAATCAGTAATATATCCTAATATACCATTAAGAGATGATGATATATATGTAGCTACTGAAACAGGTGATAGATTGGATACATTGGCTCATCAATTTTATAATGATTCATCTCTTTGGTGGATTATAGCATCGGCAAATAATATACATAATGCGGTATTTGCATTTACAGAAGGCACTATATTAAGAGTACCTCAAAATTACTTACAAATATTAAGAAACTTTACTAACTAATGTGGCCTCACTTATCAAATATAGAACCAAAAATAGCTGCAAATCTTAGAAGTAGGACAGATACACATAAAGCAACAAATCTTAATGTTTGGCTTAGAGTATTTGCTGGAGCTAATAATGGATTAATAATTTCATCCAATAATAATTATCCATTATTTAAAGCAGCAGGAGAAGGTGCATCAATATATGGTAGTCCTAATTCTGTTGGAAGTATTGGAACGGATTGGGATGGAAATCCGGTAGGTGGTGGAACTGATAGGGGATTAAGACCATCTCCTGGAGTTGTATCATTTGAAGTTAAAGAAGGAAAGGACCAAATATCAAAAGAAGCAACTTTAGAAATTAAATGTTTTTCATTAACTCAAATGGAAATAATTCAAAAATATTTTTTAGAACCTGGATATACAATTTGCGTAGAGTGGGGATGGAATACACCCGAAGGTGGATTGAAGATGATAGATACGAGTGGGAAAATTGCTGGAATACTAAAACAAACTACAGAAAGAAATCTTAACTATGAAAAATTACATGAAATAAGAATGGCATCTGGTGGTGACTATGATACGTTTTTTGGATTTATAGTTGGTGGTAGTGTTTCTAATGATGGTGAACAATTTAATGTCAAAATTAATTTAAGGGGAGCACCCGGATTACCAACATATTTACAATCTCACACTCATATACAACTTCAAAAAGTAAATGGAAAAATAGAAAATGTAGGTAATTCTAAAAAATTAAACCCATATGGGGTATCAAAATTAGAAGCTGCTAATTCAGATGTAAAGGAAAGAAGGTGGGCAAATATGTTTAATTCATTGCCATCTCATAGACAAATACAAGAGGTACAAAATTATAACCCATCTTCTGTAGTTGAACAATTTATAAATTTAGATAAAGCAATAATAGATGCAATTGTAACTGATAGTAATGGTGGATTTTGGTCATTTGATAGACCATTATTTTCAGAAAAGGGATCTGGTAGTACAATAAATGTTAAAGGAATTGAAATTCCAAAAGAAAAATTATGGTCACCACATAAATATATTAGGATGGATATGGCTGTTGAAATTTTGAATAGAAATGGGGCATTAACATCATATCTTTTTGGTGATAAATCGGTAAGTGTAAAAATTGATATTTCAAAATCAAAAATAGGAGCATTTCCTTTTATGTTTTCAACAAAATCATCTGCATTAATTATTCCTGGTGATATTCCTGATTTTAGACAATACTTTTGGAATACCGATGAAATAACACAAGAAGCAGGTGGGGTTTTAATGGTAGGAAAGACACCAGCAAATCCAATCGATGCATCAATAGCTGGTGTACGATTTGTAGAGCAAGTTCCATTAGATAGTTCAAATAATGATGGTGATACGGTTGCAGAGAAAAAAGAATATTGGGGAAGATTAAAAAATCTTTATGTTAATTTAAATATGTTTGTTGAAAAAATTAATCAACCAAATAAAACTGTAAGAGAGGTATTCTTAGATATATTAAATGAAATGTCATCTGCAGTAAATAATTTTTGGCATTTTCAAATAGTAGAGCATCAACTAAAAAGTGATGATGCAAATCTTGGATTAAAAAAAGGAGATATTGCATTAAGTGTAATTGATGAAAATTGGATAGGTGATAATCCAAATAAAGAAAAAACTCAAATATTTTGGCATAGTGGAGTTCTTTCACCTTTTTTAGAATCAACATTGGAAATATCAATACCATCTGAAATGACTAATCAAATAGTTTCACAAAGATTAGGTAAAGCAACTCAACCAAGTATGCCACATATTAGTACTGCTCCAAATGGATTTTTTGAATCAAAGCAAGATTTATTTTCAAAAAAACCAAGCGATTTAACAAAACCAGCAAAGACAGAAAAGGAAAAGGAAGATGATGCAGCAAATGCACAAATGGAAGAATTAGCAAAAATACCAGCAACACCGGAGCAAAAAGTAAAAGCAAAGATTGAAGACCTTAAAGATAAAATAGCAGAGGGTAATGCCGCATTAGATAAACTTTACAATGAAAAACAAGCTCTATCAGACCAAACAACAACACAAATTGTAGGAACTGGATTAGGTCAATATGTAATAACAGTACCTAGTAAAGCATTGGCTGATAAAACAACAGAGCAAGAAGATAAAATAAAAGAAGTAAGAGCTTTAGAAGATGAGCTGGATAAAGCTAGAGATGAAAAATGGCAAGTAGCAAAAGATGAAAATGATGCAAAACAAACTGCAATTAGTAATAATTTATCAAAAATTGAAATAGTACCAAATCCTGAATTAGTAACAATACCATCAGCTATGACAGATGAGGCAGGTTTAATAGATAGTACAACATTTGATGAAAGATTTCGTATTTACACATTTGATGATACATCTTTATTTGATAGATTAAAAAATGATGTATTTGTTTCCAAAGGTGGATTATCGCATCCTTTGCCAATACATTATACATTTAAAACATTGGGAATAAGTGGAATACGATTTGGAGATACATTTCATATAAGAGGAATTCCAAGCAAATATGCATCCCATGGAATATTTCAAGTTCAGCAAATAGAGCATAGTTTAACTAATATGGTATGGACAACTACAATAACTGGTGGATTTAGAGCATTACAATCAGCATTAAAATCTGATGGTAGTTCTACATCTGTAAATAAATTGGGAAATGGAGTAGCAACAACCACACCAGCTTTTGGTATTGTGGCGCAACAAGATGCAACGAAAATACCATATGTAAATCCATCTCAACCAAAAACATTTACTTTAAATCAAAAATATTAAATAATATTATAATATGGCAATTAAAATAGATAGATATAATAGTATAATTAAAAATGGACACTTGTTTAAATATAAAAAAATTGAAACAATTATACCAATGCCAGAGGATATTGATTATAAAAAAGGATATATTGATAGATATTTTATACAAAAATCAAATGATAATGGCGCACCTATTTTTGAAATAGATAGAAATGAATATGCATCATTTTTACAAAATCCATTTTATATAGCAGTAACTATAATGTGGAGAATATATGGAACTAATGATGAGATTTCGGAATCAAATTTAAAATCAATTAAATTAGGATGTTTGACTATGCGTAATTTATATACATATCTTCCAAACACTTTACAATTTTCTAAACAATAATTTGGTAATCTAAATTATTATTCGTATATTTACATATTATATGGGGATGCCATGGACTTGATTGCAATGAGAATGGTAGTACCACACGTAGAGAGATGTGCTAGAGCTCTTTAAATCTGCGCAAACAAACAACTGACGAAATGTCAACTATGACCTTTGATTCTATGATGGAATTCATTGGGGCTTCTGAGTACGCATACGCTGCTTAGTTCATTCCGCATCACTCGTGGAACATTTAAATAGAAGTGAACAAACACTACGGATAGACGTAGAGGAAGAATGAGACTCCGTTATGATGGTGTGATTCGAACACACCTTAAACTCATCTAGAAAATCGAATGGTGGAAAGCTGTATTAACCATACGGCCCCAATTCTTTTGGAATGGTTGTAAGATTAAATCATTATCCTAAACGTGTGAATCTCTGGTATTATGATTACTTTGCAAGACGCGGGTTCGATTCCCGCCATCTCCACTCTAAATCCCATTCTACATTAATTTGGTAGTTTGGGATTTTTTTTGTATCTTTGTATCTATGAATATTGTTGAGTCTATTGAGGAAATTAATGAATTAAAAGAAAAGCTGGAAACGGAAGCATCTATTTGGTATCCATTGTGGGTAGACAATAGTAAGCATCCGTTAAAC